CAGTACCATCACCAAGTAGAAAAGGTATAAATAAAAACAAAACTGATAGAATGAGTGGTTATAAAAAAGTAGAAGAAATTTTAACAGAAGTGGATATTACACCACATCACATACAAATGTTAAGAACAATGTATGCATCTGTTAAAATGATAAATCCATCAGGAAGTGCATATAAAAATTTAATTTCTTATTTAGACAATATGACAAGAAGAAATTTACAAAAAATATCAAGAGCTAAAATAAAATGGTTATCACCATTAGCAAAAAATAGGTTAAAATTTGCAGAAAATCTTGAAAAAACGCTTGACTTATATAGTAAAAATGTTGTATATTCCAGTATGGAAGATTGGGATACTACAACCATTTCCGAACAAAAGATTAAAAGGGTAGTGGGTATTTATGGTGGACGGTTTCAACCGTTTGGGCCCCACCATTTGAAAACCTTTAAGTGGTTACAATCCAAAGTGGATGATGCATATATTGCAACATCTAACATAAAAAAGTTACCACGACACCCAATGAATTTTGCGGAAAAGGCAAGACATATGGCAAAAATGGGAGTACCTAAAAATAAGATTGTTTTAGAGAGAATACCATTAGTTGCAAAAAACATACTTAAAAAGTATGACCCTGAAACTACTGCTGTTGTTTATATTTTTGGTAAAAAAGATGCAGGTAGATTAAAAGGTGGAAAGAAAACAGATGGTGGTTTAACTTATTTCCAAGATTTTAAAAAGAATAAACGAAATCTAAAAGGGCATGAGGAACATGGTTATTATTTAGTTGCACCGCATGTTAGTATGAGTGTTGGTGGGAAAGAGGTTTCAGGTACTTCAATGAGAAATGTTTTAGGTAGTCCTAAACTCGATGATAAGATAAGACCAAAAGTATTTAAAAAGTTATTTGGATACTTCAATCAAGGTACTTATAATATGATGACAAATAAATTCTCTAAGTTGTTTGAATTTTATAATAAACCATCAGTAAAAGATATAATAAAAGAAGTAAGTGCACTTGGAGCACATTTTGATGCGGGTATATTAGATGATGAGGGATTGTATGATTTCTTTAATTCATTTGATGATTATAAAAGAGTATCACCAAAACATGCAGAAATTTTAGGATGGGAAGTAATTGGTGATATTGTAGATTATAAAAGAGCAACCGACCCAGCTTATGATTTTCAATATGTACAAGATAGAGTGGGTACTGTAACATTTGGAAAAACAATAAACCAAAATACAAGAAATACTGATAGTGTGAGTAATCCATTTCCAAAGTATAAAAAACACATGCAACAAATGGCAGATAAAATGGGTTGGGAAATAATTAAATTCTTTGGTAATAATAAACACAATAAGATGAAAGATTCACATACCTTTGATATGAAAGATGTCAAAAAAGGTGTGGAAAAAATTAAAAAATTACAAGACCAAATAGATATAACAAACGATACAAAGGAGTTACTACTTATGGGCGGAGCCTATGGACACATGAGTCATCCATTCGATGATAATAATCTTACATTTTCAGACTTGAAACAGATAGTTATTAATGGGTTAGGTGGAACACTTGATAGAGAAGATGGAGTTACAGAGAAACTTGATGGACAAAACTTAATGGTAAGTTGGGTTGATGGTAAGTTAAGAGCAGCTCGTAATAAAGGGCATTTAAAAAACTTCGGTAAAACTGCACCAACCACGAGTGGAATAAAATCTATGTTTAGTGGTAGAGGTGAGATTGAAAAGGCTTTTGTGGGGGCAATGAAAAATTTAGAAAAAGCCATTGGAAGTTTAAATGATAAACAAAAAGATAAAGTTTTTGGAAATGGTAGTAAATGGATGAATTTAGAGGTTATGTATCCTAAAACTGCAAATGTAGTTGATTATGATATTGCAGAAATAGTATTTCATGGTACATTAGAATATGATGAAAGTGGAAAACCCATTGGACAACCAAAAGATAGTGCTAGAATGTTACAAGGTATGATTAAACAAATGAATCAACATATACAATCAATGTTTAGAATAGGAAAACCAAATTTTCTTACTGTACCCAAACATCAAGATTTTGGTAGAATGAAAAATAAATTTTTAGGACAATTGAAGAAATTACAATCACAATATGCATTGAAAGATAACAGTAGGTTGGGTGAATATCACGAAGCATGGTGGAGAGAATATGTATTCAATGCATCTAAACAATTTAAGGTTAGTTTGAAACCAAATCAATTTGTTAGTTTGGTTAATAGGTGGGCATTCTTTGATAAGTCATATAAGATAAGAGATATTAAAAAAGATTATAAAGATAATCCTAAATTTTTAGATTGGATATTAAGTACGGATAAGATGGATCACCAAAATATTTTTAAACAAAATATAAAACCATTTGAAATATTATTCTTTGGTGTTGGTGCGGAAATATTAAAAAATATTAGTGGGTGGATGGCAGCTTCACCAAGCGCTACCACACAAAAATTGAGAAAAGATGTTATCAAAGCATTCAAGGATTTACAGAGTGGTGGTAATGTAAATAAATTAAAGAAATTAAAAATACAAATTGAGAAACTACAGGCAATCGGTGGATTAGATGCGATAGTTCCAAGTGAAGGTATTGTTTTCAAGTATAAAGGAAAGATATATAAGTTCACAGGAGCATTTGCACCAATCAATCAGATACTCGGTAGTTTGAAATTTGGATAGGAGTTACGATGGCAGGATATAGTAAAGAGGCAGTAAGACAGAATGAAGTATTAAAAGATTTATTATCAGGTAAGGAACATAAAAAATCTTATGTACAAGTAGGTTACGAGGGCAAGGTAGAAGATAAAGGTGGAGAAACTCGTCAAGGAAAATTAACAGACATCATGAAAGATGTTAGAATGCCTTGGTTTTGTCCATCATGTAAAAAGGCAATGAAGAAAAAACTTGATAACAAGTTTTGGGCAATTGCAGGACATTGTTTTGATTGTCATGTCGAGATGGAAAACAAACTTCGTATGAAGGGGGATTATGAACAATATGCTAAGAAGAAAATTAATGAGAATAAAAAAGCTTATTTAACAGATTTAAAACAGAGTATTGATGAGTTTGAAAAAACAGGTGGTAAAGCAGAGTTTTTCAATAGTGTTGGTGTAGTTGATATCGAACTTGAAAAAGAAAAATGGGAAATGGGAGAAGACCAATTCAATACAGTTATTGAAGAGGCCCGAGCATATATAAATAAATTAGAAAAGGCTATAGATGAAGAAACAACGGAACTTGATCCTGCCTGAGGATTTAATTATTGAGATAATGGGAATGGTTTCCCAGTTAGGTAATGTTGCTGCAGAGTATCATATGAAAATTAATAATAATGAGACTGAAGAAGTAACGAGAGTATATAGAAAGATTTTAAAAAAGTTGATGGATTTAACAGAACACGATAAAACTGGATATTTATCATTAGAAGAAATTTGTAATGAATATGGCATAATACTACCAAGTAAAGGAGAACACAATGGGAATCATTAATTGGATTCTTGAATTTCTTTTTGGCGGAAAGAAAAAAGAAGAAGTCAAAAAGTTAGACAAGGCAATAAAGGTAAAAGAGACTGAAAATAAAGAACTTGAAAAACAAGTTACAGTACTTGAATCTAAGAAAAAAGTTAACAAAAAAGAAGTGGCAACACTTAAACGGAAGGTAACTACTACAAAGAAACATATTGTTGAAGCTAAGAAAGCTGTTGAATTTGATGACAGCGACGAAGCTTTAAAATATTTGAAGAAATTTTCCAAGTAGTATATATTTATATATATGAGATATATTATATACATATTACTATTAGTTGGGTTTCTTTATGGACAATCTGAAGAAAAAACTATATCTGTACCTAAATCGGATGTAATTGAGTGGGCAAACAAACTCAAACAATACGAAACATCGGATAGTTTACAAACAAGTTTAATTTCAGATTTAGAACTTCAAGTTAAAAAGTTAGAAGAAAATTCTACTTTAGATTCTTTGATAATTTCAACGAGAGTACATCAAATTGATTTATTAAAAGAAACTACTGAACTTTATAAAGAGAAAGTAAAAGTTGTCAAACCTAAATGGCATGAGAACAAATGGTTATGGTTTACTTATGGAGTAGTGGCCACTTCAACATCAGTCTGGTTAACAGGTCAGCTAGTAGGCGAATAATGGCACAACAAATAAAAGAAGTAATTAAACAAGAGTATGTAAAATGTGCTCAAGATCCTGCATATTTTATGAAGAAGTATTGTGTGATACAACATCCAATACAAGGTAAAATACCATTTTCTTTATATGATTTTCAGGAAAAGACTGTAAATGAATTTCAAGAAAATAGATTTAATATTATCTTGAAGGCAAGACAACTTGGTATCAGTACATTAACTGCTGGATATTCTTTATGGTTGATGACATTTCATCAAGACAAGAATGTGTTGGTTATTGCTACAAAACAAGAAGTTGCTAAAAACTTAGTAACAAAAGTTAGAGTGATGCACGCAAATCTACCGAGTTGGTTGAAACAAAAATGTGTAGAGGATAACAAGTTGAATCTACGATATATGAATGGTTCACAGATTAAGGCAGTTTCTTCAGGACCCGAAGCAGCTCGTTCAGAAGCATTATCATTATTGATATTGGACGAGGCAGCATTTATTGATAAGATTGATGAGATATGGACTGCTTCACAACAGACATTGACAACGGGTGGTAGTTGTATTGCACTCTCTACACCTAATGGTGTTGGTAATTGGTTTCATAAACATTGGGTTGAGGCAGAAGAAGGCAGTGGAATGTTTAATTTTATTAAATTACATTGGACGGTTCATCCAGACAGAGAACAAGAGTGGAGAGATGAACAAGATACACTATTAGGAATACAGAGTGCAGCACAAGAATGTGATTGTGATTTTATAACTTCTGGTACTTCTGTTATTGATGCATTGATATTAGATAAATGTAGAGAAACTCAAGTGAAAGAACCAATTGAAAAACGAGGGATTGATAGTAATTGTTGGATATGGGAACCGCCTAATTATACAAAAACTTATGTGGTAACGGCAGATGTTGGTCGTGGTGATGCAGCAGACTATAGTGCATTTCATGTTATGGATGTAGAAAAAGTAGAACAAGTGGCAGAGTATAAAGGTAGGATTCCTACAAAAGATTTTGGTAATATGTTGGTTAGTATTGCAACAGAATATAACGATGCTTTACTAATTATAGAAAACAATAACATTGGTTGGGCAACCATCCAACAAGTAATAGATAGGGATTATCCTAATCTATTTTATACGAGTAAAGATTTAAGATATATCGATATTGCTCATCAAATGAACAATCGATTTAGAAGTGAAGAAAAGAAAATGGTGGCTGGATTTTCAACCACTATGAAAACTCGACCTTTGATTATTGCAAAGTTAGAGGAATATTTTAGGGATGAATCAGTAGTGGTTCGTTCCAGTAGATTAATAGATGAATTATTTACATTTATTTATTTAAATAATAGAGCAGAAGCAATGAGAGGTTACAATGATGACTTGGTAATGTCTTTTGCTATAGGTTTATGGGTTCGTGATACTGCATTGAGATTACGAACAGAAGGAATTGAGTTAACAAAAAAAACACTTGATAGATTTCAAGATGTTGATGGACTATACACTCCCGAAGACAATGATAATGGTGAATGGGAATGGGAAGTAGGCCACGAAAGAAAAAAAGAGTCTTTAAAATGGCTCTTATAACTAACAAAGAGGTAAAAAATGGCAGATAAATCATTATTTAGTAGATTACAACGATTATTTAGTACAAATGTAATTGTAAGAAATGTTGGTGGTAAGAAACTAAAAATAGCCGATACAGAACAAGTTCAATCACAAGTGAAATCACATTTGGTTGATAGATATTCAAAACTACATAGTGGATTGGATATGGCGAATAGTGGATATTCCACATTTGCACAAATACAGGCTGCACGATTGGGTTTATTTAAAGATTATGAAACGATGGAGTCAGATTCAATTATTGCATCTGCACTCGATACTTATGCAGATGAATCAACAATGAAAAGTGCGTATGGAGAATCGTTAGAAATACAAAGTGATAATGATCAAATAAAACAAATACTACATAACTTATTCTATGACATTATGAACATAGAATTTAATCTATGGCCGTGGGTAAGAAATATGTGTAAGTATGGAGACTTCTTTTTGTACTTAGATATTAGTGATAAGTATGGAATACACAATGTAGTTCCAATGTCAGCTTATGAAATTCTTCGAGTAGAAGGCGAAGACCCAGAGAATCCTTATTATACTAAATTCTATTTAGAAGCAATGGAACAAGCACATCCTTATTTTGCTCGTTCAACTACAAATAAAAAGATTGAATTTGAGAATTTCCAAATTGCTCACTTCAGATTAGCCAATGATAGTAATATGTTACCGTATGGTAAGTCAATGGTAGAAAGTGCTCGTAAAGTTTGGAAACAAATTACATTGATGGAAGATGCTATGTTGATTCACAGAATCATGAGAGCACCAGAGAAGAGAGTATTTAAAGTTGATATTGGAAACATTCCACCAAATGAAGTTGATAATTATATGCAACGAATAATCAACAAGATGAAGAAGACACCTTTTATGGATGACAATACTGGTGATTATAATTTGAAATTTAACATACAGAATCTAACAGAAGATTTCTTTATGCCAGTTCGTGGTGGTGATAGTGGAACATCAATTGAATCATTACCAGGAATGCAATATGAAACTACAGAAGACATTGAGTATTTAAAAAATCGTATGTTAGCAGCTTTAAGAATACCAAAAGCATTCTTAGGATATGAAGAAAGTCTTGGTAGTAAAGCAACACTTGCCGCAGAAGATGTTAGATTTGCAAGAACAATTGAGAGAATTCAAAGAATTGTAACAAGTGAATTGACGAAGATTGCAGTTGTTCATTTATACGCACAAGGATATACAGATGAAGAATTAGTAAACTTTGAATTGAAATTAACTAATCCATCTACAATTTATGAACAAGAGAAGATTGAATTGTGGAGTAATAAAGTTAATTTAGCTCGTGATGTAAAAGACAATAGTTTAATGTCAAGTGATTGGGTGTATAAAAATATTTTCAATTTTACATCAAAAGAACAAGAACAACTTGAAAAAGAATTAGTGGATGATCAAAAAACTAAATTTAGATATTCACAAATAGAACAAGAAGGTAATGATCCTGCAGCTAGTGGTGATTCAGTTGGAACACCAAGTGATATGGCTGCAATTGGATTGGGAGCCGATGATGAGGCAGAACCACCTGAAACATTAGCAGGTTCTATCTTTGATGATGAAGGTGGGGCACCTGAAGGTGGATTTGAGGGTGCAGGAAGACCAAAAGAAGTAACTAAATATGGTAAAGATGGTAGTGCAAGAGGACGAGATCCACTTGGTAGACCAAAAATACCTATGGCTTTAGCTCATTTTGATAGATTAAAAAAATCTTTTGGGAGTAAAGCGAGAGAAATATTAAAAGAAACAATTGAAAGTGAAGAAATAGATAAAGAATATAAAGATTTTACGGAAGATAAATAACGATTATTTGAAGTTTTTATATTTATTTATGTATAAACTTATCATGAATGGAGTGTTTGATGAATTATAACAAGAAGCACAGTAAAATAAAAAATACTGGAATTCTTTTCGAATTGCTGACTCGCCAAATAACTGTTGATGTACTAAATGATACAAAAGACAGTAAGGCAGTTAGTATTTTAAAAGAAACATTTAAACCAAATACAGAACTTGGTAAAGAGTATGAACTTTACAAGATTTTGTCAGAAAAGACATATAAAACTACTGAGCAAGCAAATATTTTGCTTTCAGCAGTAATAAAAAGTCGTAGGCATTTATCAAATCGTAAATTACGAAATGAAAAATATAATTTGATTAAAACGGTTAAAGAAAGTTATAACGCTGCTGACTTTTTCAATACACGAATACCAGGATATAAACTTTTGGCTTCAATTTACAATGTATTTGAAGGTGAATCTTTAAAAGAGAAAATATCTCCTGTAGAAGAAACTGATAGTAAAGTAACAATTATAGAGAACATCACTAAAGTCAGACGCACTAAGAGGGTTAAAGATGGTGTTCAAGAGGACTTAAATAAACAAGATAAAGATTTAAGGTTGTTAACTTATCAACTATTGGTTGATAAATTCAACAAAAAGTACAGCACTCTAAATGAAAATCAGAGAAATTTGCTTAAAGAGTATATAAATAATTTATCAAACACTAACTCTTTGCGCGAATTCATAGATACTGAAGTTATTAAAATTAAAAAAACCTTAAAATCACACTTACGAAAAGTTGATGATAAGATTACTAAAATTAAATTAACCGAAGCAATAACTCATACAGATACTGCAACAAAAGGAATTCATGTAAAAGATTCTAATGTTGTTTCATTGATGAGATATTATGAATTGGTAGGGGAGTTAGATAATGTCCATAAAAATAAATAGAAAAAAGTTTACGGAATTACTTCGTACTTTAATTAAAAAAGAAATAAAAGAAGCCTCAACAACTGCAACCGCTGGTGGAGAATATGATACACCAAACGCATTTCAATCTAAAGGTAATGAAAAAAGAAAAAAGATTGCAAAGACAGGAACAGATTTTAAAGTTGTAGAGGGAAAGTGGGCAGTTACTGTTGATGGTGTAGGTAAAATTATTGTAGATGCACAAGGTAAAGGACAAGCAAAAACAGTTGTTGCTAGAAGTTTGAAAAAAGGTATGAAGGGTATTACAAAAGTATCACGAGTACAAACTGCATTCGGTAAACAACTTGATAAGAAAACCGAAATAAAAGAAGCTCGGTATACAAAATATCGTAACGATGAATCCTTAACACCAAAACAAAAGATTGGCCGTTCAATGAGAGAAGTTCGTAATTCATTAAGTGGATTAAGTAAGTTAATCGATATGAATGTTAAATTAAAAAATGAGTTAAAGATAGATTCAAAATCATATTGGAAGAACACACATAAAGCAATGAGTAAAATTTCAGAACGATTGGTTAAATTAGCTAATAAAGTTGGGAAATTACAATGAAACAAAACGACAAATATTTAAAAGAAGGACTTGATATTCTGAATAGAGACTTTGGTTCACCATTAGTTACTCTTGAAGATACAATGAAAGCTCACAAATTAAAAAAAGAAGGTGGGCCAGGAAGTGGACGACCAACCAAAGATGGTTCAGCAAAAGATATCGAAAAGAAAGCTATGAAAGCTGCTGATGATGCAAACGCTAAAATGGACAGAGATGAAAAAGAAATGGAACGAAAAGCTAAAGAACAGGCGTTCAAAGATATGGAAAACGAATCTATAACAGAAGGCCCCGATGATGTAAAATTTGCAAAAAGAGCTTTATCAAAAATAGTAAAAACTGAACAAAAATTTAGAAAACAAATGTATGATTTAGAACAAGTATTTCTTCAAGACCCCAATTCAACAAATAAGGCATTGGCTAAAGAAATAAAAAAGTCTTATAAATCTGGGGTAACAGCATATATGAGAGATAGTGTTCTAATGGTCAAGAGGATGAAATAAAATGAGAGAACTATTAGTAGATTACATTCCGTTTGAAGTATCAAAGCACCAAGTTAACGAATCATTAAAAGAAAATGATGGTAAGTTGGTAGTTAAAGGAGTATTACAAAGGGCAGATGCAAAGAACCAAAATGGTAGAGTGTATCCGAAAGATATTTTAACAAGAGAAGCAAAGAATTACTCTGAGGGATATGTTAAACAAAAAAGAGCACTTGGTGAATTAGACCACCCAGATAGTTCAGTAGTAAATTTACAGAATGTATCTCACAATATTACTGAGATGCATTTTGAAGGTGATAATCTATTGGGAACAGTAGAAATATTAACTACACCAAGTGGAAATATTTTAAGAGAATTATTTAAAAATGGAATAAAATTAGGAATCAGTTCTCGTGGAATGGGTTCTGTAGAGGCAGTGCATGAAGATGATAATGACCAACCAATGTTAAAGGTAGGGAAAGATTTTGAATTAATAGCATTTGACTTCGTATCAAATCCATCTACACACGGTGCATTTATGTATCCATTGAGTGAGAATGTTGATAAAACTCAAGGTAGAACTTGTGGTTCGTATTGTAAAGCTGAAGATATAATTAATAAAATAATCCGAGGCGAATAACATGCCTGCCAAATCTAAAGCCCAACAACGATTCATGGGAATGGTTCATGCGGTTCAGAAAGGTGAACTCTCACCATCCAAAGTTTCTGATAAAGTTAAAGATGTTGCCGATAATATGTCTGATTCAGATGCAGAAGATTTTGCATCTACTAAACATAAAGGTAAACCAGAAAAAGTCGCAAAAGAAGTAATCAGAAAAATTCGTGAAGTACTTAAACCAATTGTAAGAGAGAGTTATGCAAGTATGTTTGGTGAGTTCACAAAAGATATGAGATCATCTTATGAGGTTCAGGCAGCAAAAGAATTGGCAGATGAATATGATATCGGTAAAGTATTGTATGTATTTAGAACAAATCCAAGAGCGTTTGATAAAGCAATTAAAGATAAAATGAAAGAAATGAAAACATTTAATAAGGCTAAAAAATTAAAAGAAGCAGTCAAAGACCCGAAACTTAAAGTTGGACAAAAGATTAGACACAAGAATGACCCACGAAAATTATATACATTGAAAAAAATTACACATGGTAATCGTGGAATACCTGAAGACCCAGCAGGAACAAGTTATATGTTTGTTGCACCAGGTAATAGAAAAGAATTTCATACAAAGAAAACTTGGGCTCAAGCATTAAAGAAGAAATGGATTATACCTGAAGGTAAAAGAGCAACTAAAGGTTTTCAAAAAGCATTTAAAACTCGTAAATCATTTCTTGAAGCAATGTCAGACTTCAGAAAGAAGTTGGGTGATATGGGAACAGACCCAAAGATATTTAAATTAGAGGGTGAACTATATAAATTTGAAGTAGAGTTTCAAAAGAAATCAGCAAAACTATTTGATTTTATGAATAAACTTTCAAAGAGTCCTATAACTGAAGGTAAGATAAACGAAATAGATTATGAAAATGTATTTGCTGATATTGGTGATAAGTTACATTCTTTTCAAACAAAAGTTGTTAAACCAGGTATGAGAGTTTATAATAAAGGTAAAGCAAAATTTTATATGAGAGACCTTTATAAGAGTCTTGAAAAGTGTGTTGATTTATGTGATATGATGAATTTAGCGGCAAACGAATCAGTAAAAGAAGCTAAAATCTTTTCCGATGATTGGAATTTAACTAAAAGAGTAACATCAAATTTTATTAAACAGAATCTTAAATCAGTAGACAATTCTATAAAAAAGAAAGATGGAGAAGGATTGAGATTTCATCTTAACCAAATAATTAAAGGAATTCAAAACGCAAAGAGAGCATTAAAACTTGAATCCGTAAATGAAAAAATGGATAAAGAACAATTCCATGATTATATGCAATATGTACTAAAAACTCAATTCAAAACACCTGAAGAAAAGAAGATGAAAAAGAGTATAATTAAAAAATTAAATATTGCAAATAAGAAAAAGGGTTTAAGATTATTTAAAGAAGCAGTAGAACCAAAAGGTAATATGGCTAAGATAGCAAAGGTTGTAACAGATAAACAATATACTAAATTAAGTGGAGTTTTGATTGATGGACAATCTGCAAATCTCTTAATGAAACTTTTTAATGCAGTTTCAGATAAAGATAAAGAGAAGATGAATAAATTAAACGCTAAAATGTTAACAACTGTTATTAAAAGACTTTGGTCAAGAGTAAACTTAAAGTTACCGATGTAAGGAAATCATTATGATTAAGTTAAAAGATATATTGAATGAAGTAAATAGACTAGATGTAGAAGACATAAAACCCGGAGTAGCTTTTTGGGATGCGGGTAATAAATCTTCACAAAAAGTTGAAGTTGTGGTGGAGAACTCAATGAGTACACTTTGGTGGACAGTATTATTTGATTTAAAAAGTATGAAAGTAATGGAAGTGGGGAGACTTAGACAAGTTGCAATAAGTGGTCAAGTAGAAGCAAAGTTAACACCAGCTATGAAAAACAAAATCAAAAAAATTGCTAAGAATCCTGAACAAGCTAAATTTATAAATCAAGATGACCCAAATATGGTTAAAAAATTAATGAGGGTAGTAAAATGATTAAATTAAAACAAATATTATCAGAATCAAAAGCATGGGATAAGAGAAAATTTGGTGATCCATTACCTACATTAAAAAGTGTGATGGAAGACCACAACTCTTACTGTGATAATTGTGCAGAAGGAGAACCTTGTTGTTCAGTAGAAGAAGAAGTTATTACAGAACAAATGGATAAAAAATTAGCTGATGCTATGACAAGATATTTAATTGGTGATAGAAAACAAGCAGTTAGACAATTGGCTATGTTGGCATCTAAA